CCTAATATAGAGTGTGAGTTCGTAATTGATGGTAAACGTTTATATCGCATACCATCTCAATTTATTACAATTAAATATGAATATCAAGGAGACGAAGAAGAGTATAATCCAAGCTGGGCAGATAGCTGTTAACGAGCTTATCAAAGTAGCAGAAGAAAAGATCATCACTAATACTGAAGATGACGTATCTGCTGATAGGCTTAAGAACGCGGCTGCCACAAAGAAGCTTGCTATATTCGATGCTTTCGAGATATTAGCTAGAATCCAAGAAGAACAGAACTTACTAGACGGTAAGTCTCCAGAAGAAAAGAAAGAGCGTGTCTTCAAGGGTTTTGCTGAAGGTAGATCAAAGTAATGTACGAGCAAGATCTAGTTAAGGTTGTAGCACCAATTAAGAAAACAACTATCACGAGACTTAATCGTGGTAAAAAATGGAAATACGGTTATGATAAAGACCATGATATCGTTGTTATATCAAAGACTGGGCAAATCGGAGAAATCCTAGAAATCCAAGGGCTGCAAATCGCATTGCCGCGCGTGCCAACCTCTAATGTGTTTAAACATAAAAAAGACAAGTGGGTAAGAGCTGAATACCCAAAAGAGCTTAGCCGTATAAAAAATATATTCGACTGGAGAGATTATCCAGACGAACAAAAAGAAAAGTGGTACGACTATATTGACGAAGAGTTCAAGCGTAGAGACGAAGGATTCTGGTTTACTAACAAAGGCGTATCAACATACATAACAGGTGCACACTACATGTACCTGCAATGGAGCAAGATTGATGTTGGAGCTCCAGACTTTAGAGAGGCGAACAGACTATTCTTTATATTCTGGGAAGCTTGTAAAGCTGACAAGAGATGCTATGGGATGTGCTACCTTAAAAACCGTCGTTCAGGTTTCTCGTTTATGTCATCAGCTGAGACAGTTAACTTAGCCACTATATCGAGTGATAGTAGATATGGGATACTCTCTAAGTCTGGAGCCGATGCAAAGAAAATGTTTACTGATAAGGTTGTACCTATATCTTTAAACTACCCTTTCTTTTTCAAGCCAATACAAGACGGTATGGATCGTCCAAAGTCTGAGCTTGCGTATAGAGTTCCGGCGAGTAAGTTTACTCGTAAGAAAATACAGAGCAACGAACAGCTTGAAGAGATAGTGGGTCTTGATACTACAATTGACTGGAAAAATACTGGCGACAATAGCTACGACGGTGAAAAGCTAAGTCTGCTAGTACACGATGAAAGTGGTAAGTGGGAGAGACCTGACAACATATTAAACAACTGGCGAGTTACTAAGACTTGTTTAAGATTAGGTAGTAAAATCGTCGGTAAGTGCATGATGGGTAGTACTAGCAATGCACTTGATAAAGGTGGAGATAACTTTAAAAAACTATACAATGATTCTGACGTCACACGACGAAATCGTAATGGACAAACGAAGTCTGGCCTTTATTCTCTCTTTATCCCAATGGAATGGAACTATGAAGGATTTATTGACGAATACGGACTTCCAGTCTTTGATAGTAGAAGTGATGATGTACGATATGGACCGGACGGTGAATTAATAGATGTAGGCGTTGTTGATCATTGGGAAAACGAAGCTGATGGCTTACGTGATGATCAAGACGCGTTAAACGAATTTTACAGACAGTTTCCTCGCACTGAAGAACATGCGTTCAGAGACGAGACAAAGAATAGCATATTTAATTTAATTAAGATCTACGAGCAGATCGATTTTAACGAAGGTAGTAGATACAACGCTCACGTTACTCGAGGAAGCTTTGGGTGGGTTAATGGTGTTAAAGATACACAAGTAGTGTTTCACCCAGATCCAAACGGTAGATTTAGTGTTAGCTGGGTGCCGCCTGCTAGCTTACAAAATAGGCAAATTATAAAAAATGGAATTAAATACCCAGGTAATGATCATGTTGGCGCCTTTGGTTGTGATAGTTATGATATCAGTGGTACGGTTGACGGCCGCGGTTCTAAGGGCGCTTTACACGGACTTACGAAATTTTCTATGGAAGAAGCGCCGTCGAGTACTTTCTTCTTAGAGTACATAGCAAGACCACAAACCGCAGAGATGTTCTTTGAAGACGTTTTAATGGCTTTAGTGTTTTACGGCATGCCATTACTTGCAGAGAACAACAAACCTAGATTACTGTATTATCTAAGACGCAGAGGCTATAGAGGTTACAGCATGAACAGACCAGACAAGTCTTGGAAAAAATTATCAACAGCTGAAAAAGAAGTTGGTGGTATACCAAACTCAAGTGAAGATATAAAGCAGGCTCATGCTGCAGCTATTGAAATGTATATCAATGATCACGTAGGTCACAAAGGTGATGGTGAGTACGGTACAATGTATTTTAACGATACTTTGCTAGACTGGTCTAAGTTTGATATAAACCGTAGAACAAAGCATGATGCTTCAATAAGCTCTGGTTTAGCTATCATGGCTTGCAACAAAAACCTATACGCACCTAACCCTAACAGAGATAAAAGACCATTAAATTTAACTATATCAAAATACGATAACAAAGGATACACATCCCAAATAATAAAGTAAAGCATGGCTGAGTCAGTATATGTTAATTTTCCTTCTCAAGTTGTTAGCGACTTAGAAAAAATGAGTCCAGAGTATGGGCTTAAAATAGCTAAAGCTATTGAGCAGGAGTGGTTCAATGGGGTACAGTCTAATAGATATGTAGATACGCAAAATAAGTTTCATAGACTAAGACTATACGCTAGAGGAGAGCAATCAATACAAAAATATAAAGATGAATTATCTATTAATGGTGATTTATCTTATCTTAATTTAGACTGGAAGCCTGTACCAATTATACCTAAATTTGTAGATATAGTTGTTAACGGTATGTCTGAGCGTATGTTTAATGTGACTGCATATGCGCAAGATCAATATGGTGTTAGCAAAAGAACTGAATATATGGAGTCTCTTATTAGAGACATGCAGGCTAAGACTTATAACGATCAAGCCGGCAAGTTCTTCAACATGGACTTGTACGAAAACGATAAAGAAGAATTACCAGAAACTAAAGAAGAGCTAGAGTTACACATGCAGCTTAACTATAAACAAGCTGTTGAGTTAGCTGAAGAACAGGCTATAAACGTTTTGCTAGAAGGCAATAAATACGATTTAACTCGAAGAAGACTACTTCACGACTTGACTGTATTAGGCATAGCTTGCGTAAAAACAGGTTTTAATACTAGCCAAGGTGTTACTGTTGATTACGTAGATCCAGCTAATATAGTTTACTCTTATACAGACTCTCCATATTTTGATGATATATATTATATAGGTGAAGTTAAAACTTTATCTATAAACGAACTCGTTAGAGAGTTTCCTAATTTAACTCAATCAGAGTTAGAAGAAATAAAGAAAAGCTCTTATAGGCCTAGACGTAAATACAATAGAGTAGAAGTACGTGATCAGAATAAAGTTCAAGTTTTGTATTTTAACTATAAAACTTATATGAACGATACATATAAAGTAAAAGAAACTGGCACGGGAGGCGAAAAGGCTATACCTAAAGATGACACGTTTAATCCACCAGAAAACAAAGAAGGTGGATATATGAAATTGCAGCGCGCCGTGGAGGTAGTTTATGAAGGAGCTGTTGTTATTGGTATTGACAAGCTTCTTAAGTGGAACATGTGCGAAAATATGATGCGTAGTAAATCTGACTTCAATAAAGTCAAGATGAACTACAATATCGTAGCACCGCACTTATATGATAATCGTATTGAATCTTTAGTTAGCAGGATCACTGGTTTCGCTGACATGATTCAGCTTACGCACCTAAAGCTGCAACAAGTTATGTCGCGTATGGTGCCCGATGGTGTATATCTTGACGCTGACGGTTTAGCTGAAGTTGACTTAGGTAACGGAACTAATTACAACCCACAAGAAGCGCTTAATATGTTCTTCCAAACAGGTTCGGTTATTGGCAGATCATTTACTCAAGACGGTGATCCTAATCCAGGTAAAATACCTATTCAGCAAATAGCGAACGGCGCGGGCCAAGATAAAATTGGCAGCTTAATACAGACATACAACTATTACTTACAAATGATCCGCGATGTAACCGGATTAAATGAAGCACGTGATGCTAGTATGCCTGATCCTAAGTCCCTTGTTGGTATACAGAAGTTAGCTGCTGCAAACTCTAATGTAGCTACTAGACATATTCTTCTTGGATCTATGTATTTAACTTCTGAAGTTGCTGAATCATTATCGCTTCGCATATCGGATATATTAGAATATTCTCCAACGGCTGATGCTTTTGTTCAAGCTATAGGCTCGCATAATGCGGCTACGTTGAAAGAAATGTCAGAGCTATACTTATATGACTTCGGTATATTTATAGAGCTCATGCCTGATGCAGAAGAGAAGCAACTTCTTGAAAACAATATACAAACGGCTTTAGCGCAGCAGCTAATAGATTTAGATGATGCAATAGATATTAGAGAAATACGCAATGTAAAGTTAGCAAATCAATTATTAAAAATAAAGAGAAAGCAGAAACAAGAACGTGATCAAAAAATCCAACAGGAGAACATCAAAGCGCAAGCAGACGCGAATGCGCAAGCTCAACAAGCCGCTGCTCAAGCTGAGATACAAAAAAATCAGGCAAAAACTCAAGCGGACCTGCAATTAGAACAAGCTAGAAACCAAGCTAGATTAACTCAGCTACAAGAAGAGGTTAGATTAAAGAAAGAGCTAATGCAATATGAGTTTGAATTGAACCAACAATTAAGAGAGCAAGAGCGCGGTGATAAGATGCAAGTGACACGCTTCAAAGAAGAAGCAAAAGATAAGCGAGAAACTGCTAAAAAGTTTGAGTCTTCAGGTAATGATATACTTGGAAGCGGAATAGGATTAGACAAGTTTAATCCACAAGTAGGAAATTAATTATATAATATTTTATTATGGAAAATGAAAATCAAACAGACCTTGAAGATGTGATCCAAGAGGTTGAAAATGAAACACCAAAAGTTGAAGAAGTTGTAGAAGAACAACCTGAACTTGATTTAAGTAAATTTAATAGCGCGGAAGATCCTAGCGTTATTAAAGTAGATTTATCTAAACCAAACGATGAAACTGAAGAAAGTAACACTGACGACGCAGGAGTGGTTAGAGTCGATGAAGACGCCCAGCCCGCACAAAGTGAAGACGAAGTACAACCGCAAGGAGAAGTACAAGAAGAAGTACCAACACTAGAAGAAGTAACTGAAGAGCAAGTAGAAGAATTTAAGGAAGAGGTTGCCGATGCTATTGAAGAAGCACAAGCTACAGGAGGTGAACTTCCAGAAAATGTAAAGAAGCTTATTGACTTCATGGCGGATACTGGCGGTGATCTTGAAGACTACGTTAGATTAAATAGAGACGTATCTAGTATAGACGATCAAGATGCTTTACGCGAGTACTATAGAGATACTAAGCCTCATTTATCTTCAGAAGAAATAAGCTTTTTGATGGAAGATCAATTTGCTTATGATGAAACTATAGATGATGAGCGTGATATAAAGAGAAGAAAATTAGCCCGAAAAGAGCAAGTTGCAGAGGCTAAAGCCTACTTAGACAGGCAAAAGTCTAAATACTATGAAGAAATTAAAGCCGGAAGCAAGCTCACACCTGAGCAACAGAAAGCTGTAGATTTTTTCAATAGATACAATAAAGAGTCTGAGCAGACGCAGAAGACTGTAGAAAAACAAAAGTTAGTTTTTAATAAGAAGACACAACAAGTTTTCAACGACGAGTTCAAAGGTTTTGACTACAACGTCGGAGATAAGACTTACAGGTATTCTGTTAAAGACGCCGAGCAAATTAAAAACACTCAAAGCGATATTAACAATTTTGTCGGAAAGTTTCTTGACGAAAACAATACGATGAGTGATGCAAAAGGTTATCACAAAAGTTTATTTACAGCTATGAACGCAGATGCTGTTGCTAGACATTTTTACGAACAAGGTAAGGCTGACGCTTTAAAAGAAACAGTAGCTAAGTCTAAAAATATTAATATGGACCCAAGACAATCGCACAGTGTGGTTGAAGCAGGTGGTATTAAAGTTCGTGTGTTAGGTGACGATTCAAACTCTTTTAAATTCAAAATGAAAAGTAAAAAATAAAAATTTAAGAAATTATGGCAATTAATCCAGGTGGAAATTTGAATAGCGTACCTGCTGCATTACAGCAAACGCTAGCTTCAAACTACTTAGACCTTTCATCTGCTTCTAACGCAGGTTGGGGTCAACAATATGTTCCAGATCTAATGGAGAAAGAAGCTGAGGTATTCGGACCACGTACTATCTCTGGTTTCCTTTCACAAGTTGGAGCTGAAGAGTCTATGACTGCTGACCAAGTTGTTTGGTCTGAGCAAGGTAGACTACACCTTTCGTACAAAGGTAACACAAGCGCAGACAACACTATCATTGTTCAACAAGATATTGATGGCGCTAAAGGCGCTGGTACTGGTACTACTGGTATCTCTAACGGTCTAACTGGTACTCATCACGGTGTAAGAAAGAATGATACTATTATCGTTTCTAACGCTAACGGTATTTTTAAGTGTCTTGTAACAAATGTATCTACTGATACTTTAACTGTTGCAGACTACAGCAACGCTACTTTAGCTACTTCTGGAGCAGCAGGTGCTTTAGGTACAACTATTCTAGTGTACGGTTCTGAGTTTAAGAAAGGAGATAACTACCACGGCGACACTTCTAGAACAGCTAACGAACCAGCATTCACTACATTTACTAACAAGCCTATCATTATGAAAGACTACTACGAGGTATCTGGATCAGACGCATCTCGTATTGGTTGGGTTGAAGTGGCTGCTGAAGATGGTCAATCAGGTTACCTTTGGTACCTAAAAGCTGAGGCTGACACTCGCGCTCGTTTTAACGATTACGTTGAAATGTCTATGCTAGAGTCTGTTCGTGGTAGCAACTCTACTACTGTTGACACTACTTTAGGCGCAAGTTCTGATGCTGGTGTAGGTACTCAAGGTTTATTCGATGCTATCGAAGATCGTGGTAACGTTACTACTGGTGTTACTGGTGTTAACGCGGCTACTGACTTAGCTGAGTTTGACGCTATCCTTGCTGAGTTTGACTCTCAAGGTGCTATTGAAGAAAACATGTTATTCGTTAACCGTGCTACATCTTTAGCATTTGATGATATGCTTGCTTCAATGAACTCATACGGTGCTGGCGGTACTTCTTACGGAGTGTTTGAAAATGACGAAGACATGGCTCTAAACCTTGGCTTCTCTGGTTTCCGTCGCGGATCTTATGACTTCTACAAGTCTGACTTCCGTTACTTAAACGACAAAGCTACTCGTGGTGGTATTAACTCTGCTAACGCAGCTAACGCTATCCGTGGAGTTATTATTCCAGCTGGTACTTCAACTGTATACGATCAGCAGTTAGGTAAAAACCTTAAGCGTCCTTTCCTACACGTACGTTTCAGAGCTTCTGCTACTGACGATCGTCGTATGAAGACTTGGGTTACTGGTTCAGTAGGTGCTGCTACATCTGCGCTTGACGCAATGCAGCTTCACTTCTTAACTGAGCGTTGCTTAATTACTCAAGGAGCTAACAACTTCATGTTGATGAAGTAAACTATGTTTATCGAAACTACCTCACCTTCGGGTGGGGTAGTTTTATATTATTTA